ACATGATCTATTCCTGCAATGGCCGCGTAACGTAAAACGTCGATAACATCCTTCCATGCTTCTTTCAATCCACCTTCGCCAGTGTATTCGGATAATCCTTGGATGATATTCTCGCAATCGGAGCTAATGTAAAAATGCGGTCGATTGACAGAATCCAACGGCTTAGTTGTATCCCATGCCATTTTCCCGATCAATGCTTGCAATCCATCATCAATGTCTAATCCTGGGGCTGGAATGCAAACTATGCCGGCATCATTCAAATCCTCAATAATTGACGACGATCCATCCTGCACTTGATACTTTGCAGCACCAAGTCTAGGGTCAATCAATCGTTCAAAGATTTCATCCTCACCCTCAAGTTGCTCGATAAGCTCCACGTAGTCGCGAATTCCATAACCTTGTCCTTTGGCACCCTCTCCAGGCATCCATTTACCACCTCGCCATTCTGCCCAGTCACCTACTTCCACCCCCGGCCACTCACGGTAAACCCACATTGTGCCGCTCTCATCTACTGCAATCCAGCACATAAACCAGTTCTTCGATCCAGCAGGGTCGATAACATGATAGCGGGTAATGTTTCGAGTGGGAATCTTGTCTGGCTCCACCACGTTTACAATTTTGTTGAATTTAGGGAACTTAGTAGCATGCGATTTCATCGGCACCCCATAGGCGCGAATAAGAATCTCCTCTCGACTTCTTCCTTTCAACGTCTCTTTAATGCGGTCATATCCACCAAAAGCGTTGTCTTTAGAATGAAAGTAATGCACGGAAGCATTTAGCTTCTTCGACTTCTGCACATACGGAACAAGCTCATTATTAAGCAGTTCTGCTTCACGACTTTCAATGGTTATCGCGCCATCCAAATACTCTTTGATTACTTCCGTCCAGCCATCAATAGGCGTAAACGTCACTAGCATCTTTGAGTTGCGAGTTGCCAACCTGAATCTGAGCGTGTTTATCAGTTCTGGGCCAAGAAGATACTCGTCCAGCCATACGCCGATATTGTGCCATTTAGGATTCCTAGAACCAAGCTCGGCGCCTTCCAGAATTGTTGGATTGTTCTGATACTGGGAATATGTTTTGAAAATAATCTGTGAACCGTTTGGAAGAATTAGCGATGAATCGGTAAAGCCAGTTTTCTTTTTGTAGGAAATATAAGCATTTGCACTTGTGAACTTTGTCTTTAGATACTCTGGTAGCCAAGACCACACCGCGCTTTGTTGCTGGCGAATGGATACCTCGGACGTTTGGGCGAAGCAGAATATCTCGGAGTTGGGGTTTTCCACCGCAGCACGGACAACAGAGAACGCTCCCCATTGAGTTTTCCCGCTGCGATTTCCGCCAAGCGCAAGGATTTCGTTTACCTCATGCAGTTGCTCCTCAGCCTTTGTCCAGTGTGGCAAGCGAAACCCATACTGATACGGGTCTTTCTCGGCGTTCTCAATAGCTTCGTGGTATATGCGATGTATTGACAGCACCTCCTCGGGTGTCATCTGAACTAACTCATCATCCGTTGGTGGAGTAAGGATTTGATGCGCTCTCCAAATCATACTGTTTCTGCTTCGATTACCTTGCCCTTGGCAATGCGGCTTTTTGCCTCGTTGATAAGGTTTGCCGCGTCATCTAGGCTGGCACCCTTGCGATGCTCAACAACGGTCGTAGCCATTCCGGTAAGCTGCGCTGCTTTATCGGTAAGAATACCAACTGTGATTGCTAACTTCTCGGGGGAAATCTTAGCAAGGCTGTCAGGATCGTTAAATAGTTGTGTTGCGCGTTCAAATAGCAAATCGGTGTATTCCTGCGCGGCAATGGCGTAGCGCATGGAAAACTCTTTTCGCTTTGTCTCTAGAGTGTCATTATGCCGCCATTCTAGCGAACGAATTACATCATGTCCAATTCCAGTTTTCTTGGAAATCTCCGTTATCCTTGCGCCTTGAGATAAAAGAAACAAAGCAAGAGCCGCCTTATGGGGAGCGTAATGTTCTATGCTGTTACGTGGAAGCAACTTTGCTCTCTCCCTAACTTCAAGAAACCACTCGCTCTTGTCGGGGCGGTCATCGTAGTAGTTTTCTTTTAGTTTCTGGAGTTGTTCATTGCTCATAGGACTAGTTAAAAGTAATTTATTTTAAGTTCTGCCTAATCTTAATCGCTTTAACATCAGTATCAGTCAAGATTTTCTTCTTGAACAATCTTCTTATTTCAGATTCCGGGTCACGACTTGATTGAATTTCAGGGAAAAGTCTTTCTACTTTTTCTGTTGTTGGAAGTCCAGCAATCAAAGATTCTTTTGGAGACAAAACAATTCCCTCAGTTCTCTTCCTATCCACATAAGCATTGACAACTTTTTTCCCAAGAATTGGATCTTGTGTAGTAAAATTTCTAATGTTTTGTTGGGTTTCTTGATCGTTTGCGCCAGTCAACTCGTCAAGAACTTCTGATGTTGTTTTCTTTTTAGTCGGATCAAATGGAACTGCCTTTCCTTCTATTAGATTGAGCGCGTCAATGCTAGAAAACTTTGCATCTTTAAGCATTGGGATGATTGTATCATCAGTTTCACCCAATGTTTTTAAGTTATTCACATGGTTGACCATCATCTCCATGTTTCCTAAGTAGTTCTTTTGCTCATCTGCAAGTGCGATTTGGTATTCTTCTGGAGAAATTCTTTTAGCTTCTAGTGCATACTGCTTGCCAGAAATAGTTGACGAAATATTACTAATAGCTTCGTTAATAGCGCGAGCTTTGAATCCAAAGCCTTCTGGAACTTCTCTTTTCTCTGCTCTTAAGCCAGCTTGTTTTGTTAGCTTTTCTTCAGCAGTTTTGTCTGGTCTCTGCAATGCCGTGATTGTGCTTGGAACAAGTTCTTTGCCAAAGTTTTTAACTCTGTCTGTTAGATTTCCAATTAAAGTTGGATCGTTTGAGATTAACTTTCCTGTTTCTCGATCTCTTCCAGAAACAAATGTATTCATTGCTTGAGCTGCAAATGATCCTTCGCCAACAAGTTCTTTTCCTAAAATAGAAAAAACATTGCTTGTTGCTTCTTCAGGATTTTCACCTCTCAATATCGACATAACAGGATTTGCCAATATCGTTTGTGGCAAATAATAAGCAGTGTTTACAGTCGTGTAAGAATTGTCTTTGTTTTTCTTAATGAAAAGAGGTTTGTCTCTTTCATAGTCTGGCACAACAGTATCGCGAAATGCTCTTTCTTGTTCTTCTGTTAAAGATTCACGATTGAAACTGTTAAGGCCATATGATGCCGCCGCATAAGCGGTTGTTATAGCCACTGCTCTTTTTGCTGCTTCCTTTTTTGCAGCGGCTAAATTCATTGGAATATCTTTGAACTCACTTCCAAGTTTTGAGGCAAGACTTCCGTCTGCAATTTCAAGTATAACCTTTGCTTGTTCAAGTTGCGTTCTTGCAAACTCAGCAGTATATGTAACAAATTGTGGCATTACCCCAGCTCTTGAAAGAGCTTTGATCTCAGGACTTATTGATTCATAATTTGGATATGTTCTTGTAGTAAGTCTAGCTGCCATGTCTTTAACTTGTTCCTCCGTGGCAGTAGGCATCATTCTACTCAAGACGAGCATATTGTTTTCGTAATTCACAACCCTAAAAATATTGTCGGGAATCGAGTAGATTCGACCTGGTGTATCTGTTGCTTTTTCAAATGCTTTTCCTAAACGCTTGCCTTGAAGTCCAGCTTTGATGTCATCATATGCAATGTTGCCAGTTATCATTCCTCGTTTCTTCAAGTCCTCAAACTTTTGCAAAGTCAATGGAGGAGCTTCGTTAGCAAATTTTCTAATCACTGGCAAGCTGCCTAGCTTTGTTCCGCTAAGTGTGCCTAATGCCATCTTGGTTGCATTACCAAGACCAAGGATTGGATTCATTCCTGTTCCAAGGGTTCCAGCAATGTTGCTTGGTATCTGAATCAGATAAGATGGAAGGTTCCCCAATACTTTTGATGACTTAAATGCTGATACCGCGGTGTCATAAATATCAGAAATTACTCGCTTTGTTACAGAGTTAGATTCTTGGTCTATTCCTCCAGCATAAATCTTGTTTAGTGCTGTTTGGATGTTTGGATCAACAAACAATTTTTCTCCATCAACAATAGCTTCTCCACGTTTAAGATTTAATGGCTGAAGTCCTTGCGCAAAACTAGGGTCTGAAGCTTTTACTGCCATCCCAGAATCAAGCAAGATTTTTGCAATTCTAGCATCAGCTTCGTTATACTCATTGATTCGGTTAAGCACCGACATTGTTGATTCAACTCTTTGCCCTGGGTTAGTAATCAAACCAAGGTAATCTTCAAGTTCAGATGAGATAACTTTCTTCTGTTTGAAAACGCTTGGAGTTCCTGGGCCTTGCATAAATATTGAGAAATCAGTTGGATTCCCCTTCATCTTTAAGTTTAGTTCTGCCAAGTAAGCATTTGTTTCTGACTCATCCAATGTTTCTTTAAGCTTCTTTTTTAGTGCATCATACTTTTCTTTTGATGGTTTATAGTTTGGATTCTGAAAAAACTCATAAGCTCTTGTTAAGTAGTCACCACGATTCAAACTGGCTTCAATAACTTCTGCTCTATTATTTGGAAGTAATTTTTCTCCACTATTGTGAAGATCAATCATTCTTTGCTGTTCATTTCGTATCTTGTTCCTAGCAAAAACAAGTTTTTCTAAAAGTTTAGGTGGAAGGTCTGGTCTGTCTCCACCATCAAGAAAATCTATTGCTCCTTCTCTAAATTGTGGATTTGCCTCAAGGTAAGAATCAATTTGTTTTCCTATATTGCTAGCGGTTCCTTTTACTGCTTTTACAGATGAACTTGCTTCTCTAGCAATGCTGGTAATGTCTTTCCCTACAAGCTTAGATGGAGCGACGGAAGCTGTTCCACTTTTTGTCATGCTTTGAATGTATTCAGCAACGCTTGCTGGTGACATTTTAACATCTTGAGGAGTGACTCCAGCAGTCAACGCATCAACTAATTCAATAGTTATTGGATCTCCTTTAGTAATCAGTTGATTGATTTCATCTGGAGTCTTGTCCCTGATTTTAAGTATTCCATTGGTTAATCTTCTTTCAGCAAGACCAAGCCCAGCACCTAATGCCATGCTTGTTCCCGTTGCTTTTAGATAGTCTTCAAACGTATAATCTTTTTTACCTTGGATTTCATCAGCGGCCATGTATGTTGGAGTGGCTACTGCTCCAAGTGTCATAGCGGTTCTAATAGGTCGTTTTGAAAATGCTGTTGACACTTTGAGTAACTTACTACCTGCTTTGCCAATCTTGACTCCTGGAATAAGATTTAAGAGTGTATCAATAGTAGCTCTGCCATAATTTATTTCTTTTGCTCCTTCAATTTTTTGGGCAAGAATAGACCCACTCCATCCACCTCCTAACGCTCCTGAGACATATCCTATAGCAGCACCAGCAGGAATCGTTACGGGATCGGTAACTACTGGTGCTGCGCCAATTCCTGCTCCAATTGCTGCTCCTGCGTATTTAGCTCCTTCTGCTACAGCAATCTCGGCAGCTAAACCAGCAGCAACACGCCCTATACTTGGGTCTTCTTGTTTTTCCGCTTCTAGTTTAGGCGGAGCATTCTTGCTAAAATGATCTGCGATTTCCTCAAGAGAGTAACCTTCTTCTAACGCATTTAGAATATCAGGACGATCTTTTGTAACATGAGCTATGATTTCATCATTAGTGTAACCTTCAATGCGAGCATTATTCAATACATCTTTTGTGAATTCAGGCATAGATATTATTTAATAATTTCTGAAAGTGGCTTTTTAGGTTGCGTTGGATTTTGACTATTAGGAGCTTCCTTAGAAGAATCAACTGGAGCATTACCAAAGTAGCTAGACAAATCGCTTATTTGAAGATTGCCAAACAATCCTCCCACTCCAGCAGCAGTAGCAAATATTAACGCTTGTTGCTTGTCTCCAGCAGCATAAGCCTTTGCTCCTTCTTCTAAATATTTACGTTTTATTGCTGGAGAAGAATCTTGAATTGGATAGAATTTTTTAGTAAGATTACTTATTTGACCAACAATTCCTCCATATGGCGCAGACTCTTCAGCAGTTGCTGGACGGAATGTTTCTTGTTCACTTCCTTTTGCAGGAGTAAATCCAATTCCACCTTGATTTTGAGATGTAGGTTGTGGAGCTTTTGCTGCTTGTTGCTCTGGAGCAAGAAATAAAGCTGCTTCAATTTGCCTGCGTTTAACTAATCCAGGAAGATTCTTGCCTCCCACCTTGGTGTATTCAAGAATTTTAGAAGCTAGTTGTTGTGGATTATCTCCAAAGCGTTCAATAAGATTTGCGCCTCTTCCTGTGTTGTAATCAAATGAAGTTAGCGCATTGAGTTGATTTTTATTCAATGCAATTCCTTTTAATTCTGCTGCTTTTGTAATTCTTTCAGCGTGTCCAGACAATTCAGACTTTAATCTTTCAGTTGCTTGTTCTTCATTTAGAACTTCTCCCTCTTTACCTTTTGTTCCATATCCAATGCTTATCTGTTTATAGTCATTATATGCTCTTGGGTTGAATCCTTCAAATCCCTTAACAAGACCAATAAGATCGTCACCTTTTATAGCTTGATTTGCGCCGTCTAATCCAGATACCCGAATTGGAACATAAGATTGAATCTCCGCATTCCATTGCATTCTTTGTGTGCTGCCATCGCCAAGTGGCATATCCATTGTTGGAGGGGGTGCATTTCCCGCTGCCATTGCTGATTGCGCTCTTGAGTTGGCGTTTTGTTGTGCAATTTTAAGTTGTGCGCTTTTGTATGCAGCATCTTGCATCAAGCTGGCTCGCTGAGATTCTTGGTCTTGAGCTTTGAACCCAAGATTTAATACGTTTGCGATTTGAGTTGATGCTTCGCGTCCTAGTGCCGCTGCCTCCATAGGAGTTGTATTAGGATCATCCATTCGCTCAAGAACAGGAGAAAGCATACCCTTAACGTCAAAGCCAAGTGCATCACCTAGTTTTATTGCCGACTCAATACCAGCCCTGCTAGCTTTTGTTTCAGCGTCAATTTTCTTACGTTCTTCGCTAGCTTTCCCAAATTCTCTAATTGCCCCACCAATACTAGCCCCAAGGTTATCCATGCCCTGAGCTTGTATCTCCGCAGCGCGAGTGAATCCGCTGTAATCCTGTTTGAATGACTCTGGGTTGATTCCAGAACCTAGCATTTGTCCACTTCCGTAAGTTGCCATATTATTTAACTAGCTTGTAATCTACCGCTTTGAATCCTCCGACTTCTTTAACAGCTTTAGGAGTTTTCTTTTCAACGTCTTGCGCCATAACTCCCATTTGAGTTGTGTTATCACCTTTGTATTTGTAGGTGTAAATCGGAAGCCCTTTATTTGTTTCTCCAACTTTTTCAATGTCGGTTTTCAGCCTTCGATCAGAAAACATAAGTGGAACTGCTGCCCCAGCAACATTTCCAATCGCG